ACACATTCAAAGGTTTCGAACCTACGCAAGAAGAAGAAACCTATTCGATGGTTACTGCCAATCGTTTCTGGTCACAGATTTTCGGGATTGCTTTTTCTAACAAGCGTTGGCTTCATTTCTTTATGCTGTTTGTTCCCGTTATGGGTCTGTGGACTAGCTCTATTGGTATTATTGGTTTGGCTCTTAATCTTCGTGCCTACGATTTCGTAAGTCAGGAAGTGAGAGCAGCAGAGGATCCTGAGTTTGAAACCTTCTACACGAAGAACATTCTCCTCAACGAGGGTCTACGTGCTTGGATGGCACCAGTAGATCAACCTCACGAGAACTTTGTGTTCCCAGAAGAAGTATTGCCACGAGGTAATGCTCTTTAATCATTCATAAAATGAGTCAATCCACCCTCAAAAAGGGTGGTTTTTTAATTTTTTATATGGATATGATTAATGAAGAAACCCCATACAAGCTTGCAGAAATAATAAGAGATACTTGGCCTGGACTTTACAGACTATCTAAAGAACGTTATAATGATGATTCTATGAATAAGAAAAATGAGCAAAGGATTCAAACCCACACCGAAACCCGAAAAAAAAATTAAAAATGTTAAGGATGAATTTAGTCGGATCACCCGCCGATTCAAAAACCTTATGAAAAACCCAATTATCACGGCGTCAACACTTGACAAGAACACCCCTGATACGGTAGAATAAATAGGAACACAATACAGGGGTCACCACTATGGATCGCACTTCTTTGATCAAACAAATCCAATTTATTTTATTTGACGAATATGATCAGGATCCTGCAATTTTAAATGCACGATACTATGGTGGTTATTATAACAAAATGTCAGACAAAGAACTTTTAAGTTATTATTATGAGTTGATGAATGGAAGTAAAAATTTACAGCACTGCTAATTGCAAATATTGTCAGACACTTCAAAAGGTTCTTACTGAATATAATATTAAACATGAGGTAATCCGAGTTCTTCGTGTAGGGGAACAAGGAGAAGGAATACCATTCTCTGAACATATGGAAACTGTCAAAGATCTTCCTATGCTTCAGAGATGTTCTTTTCCTCAAATTTATATTGATGGTAAGTACACAGGTAATATTAATGCCACGTTGAACTATCTGAAAAATGAAAATAAATAAAGGTGTAGAAGCCATGACGAGGAGGAGACAATCTCATGAACCTGATTTTAGAGTCTCCTCAGAAAGAATCTTAAAGTTAGGTAGAAAAGAGATTACGCTCCATCTTGATTTTTGGTTCAAGATTAAGAAAACTCAAACAGGAGAAACCCCATGATCTCAATTGCCCTCTTTTTTTCAGCATTTCTTATCTTAATGTTTGGCATACTGGGATTTGTTTTTGGTTGGTTTGGCAGAGAGTATTATGAAAATGCTGCTCAAAAAAACAGACTCTCTGATCATCCTGAACTCTTTGATGATAATGGTAACCCGATTAATTCTGAACTGTACTCTGTACGATTTTTAGTAAATGAAGATGAAGAGGAGGATGATTAATGATTTTGGTTGATATGAATCAAACGATGATTTCTAATCTAATGGCACAGATGAAATCATCGGGAGAACTGAATGAAAACTTCATGAGACATATGGTGCTGAATAGCATCAAGTCCTATGAGAAAAAGTTTTCTGCTGAGTATGGTGAACTAATTCTTTGTTATGATTCACGTAAGTATTGGCGTAGGCAAGTCTTCCCTTATTACAAACAGAATCGTAAAAAAGATCGTGAAAAATCTGGTCTTGATTGGGATAGAATCTTTGGATGCCTTAACGAAATTCGTGATGAAATTAAAGAATTATTTCCTTATAAGGTCATAGAAGTAGATGGAGCTGAAGCAGATGATATTATTTCTGTCATGTGTAAACAGCATTATAAAGATGGGTTTACTACGCCAGTACTAATTCTTTCTGGCGATAAGGACTTTGTGCAATTGCAAAAATATTCCTTCGTCCGTCAATACAATCCTATTCTCAAAAAGTTTATTAAATTTAGTCCGAAAGAAGTTAAAGAATTTATTAATGAACATGTTGTGAAGGGTGACAGATCTGATGGCATTCCTAATTTTCTATCTCCTGATGATACTTTTATTACAGGTCAACGCCAAAGACCCTTGAGTAAAAAATTAGTTGATCGGTTTATGGTCAATGACGCTCACGATATTTGTGATGAAGAACAATACAAAAACTTTAAAAGAAATAGGATTCTGATTGACTTTGATTATATCCCAGACTATATTGAGAACGATATCATCATCTATTATAATTCTCTAAATAGTGTGAAGAAATCAGTTCCCCTGGAATATTTCAGGAAATATCAATTGAATGATCTGATGACTGAATTTTGTTTTACAAATAGTAATTTACCCTGGCTTAAAAAATGAAACTGTTAATTTCTGAAATCCTGCAGAAGGTTAGTAACGCTAAAACTAAAGCAGAAAAAATTGACTTGCTGCATCAATTTAAAAGTGATACATTAATCTCGTTATTTATTTGGAACTTTGACGAGAGCGTGGTCTCTATGATCCCTGAAGGCGCTGTTCCTTATGAGAAGAACGAAGCACCCAAAGGAACAGAACACACCGTGCTGGAGCACGAGGGTCGTCTCCTGTTCCATTTTGTGAAGGGCGGCAATAATAATCTCACGCAGATGCGTAGAGAACAAATGTTTATTCAAATGCTTGAAGGACTCCATAATGATGAGGCAGAGGTAGTTTGCCTTGTTAAAGATGGTGGTCTAGGTAAAAAGTATAAGATTACAAAGAATGTAGTAGCAGAAGCATATCCTGAAATTGTTTGGGGTAACCGCTCTTGATCATAAAATTTCTATATCAAAATTGTGATCCAGTAGAAGCAAACAATAGACAATTACCTTATAATACTTACATCGTTAAGTATGAGGATGAAGGTGAAATTAAGTATGATATTGTACAATCTAATAAACAAGCAGACATCTTTGATTACTATTGGGATAAATATCGTGAAGGTTTAAAATCTTTTAAACAAACAGAAGGTAGAGTAAATCCAAAACTCTACGGCAATCAATCACCAGAGAAAAAGAAAGGAAAAAATGCAGGTTGACAAACTCTAATACATAGAGTATAATAATCCCATACATACATTTTGTTATGACTCACTACAAACCATATACTCCTGAATGGCATCGGAAACGTTACCTAAAAGAAGCAATTGATAAGTATCTTGACGAACAAATAGATAACGAAGTAATTCTTGATGACCTCTCGGATATTCTTTCTGAGAGGTCTGAACGAGCATACGAAGAATTCAGTAGAATTAACGATTTAGAGGCAAGACTCAAATAAATAAACCTATACTGGAGATTACTCATGCTCTCTACACAATATCGTCTTCGCCTGGAGGCAATTTGTGATAAAATTATTAAAGGAGAATCAGTAAGTTTAGAAGATATGATTTGGGCAGAGAAGCTTTCCAAAGCAAATCGTTCTGCTGGAACGATACTTCGTCAGGCAAGAAGAAAAGCAGAAAATCCTGATATGGATGCGATGGATGATTTCATGAACCAACTTGATATTGGTGGATTGGGACATGAAAGATTTGGTCGTCGTGGTTTTGATAATCCAGATGATCTACACGATTGGTTTAAGCGTGATGAAGATCAAACCGATTGGAGACAGCGTGATTGAGTTTAGATTGACAGATTATATTAAAATATATCATAACAAATTAGACCATACAATTTGCGACACTATTGTAAACGAATATCAAGATTGTAATGATTGGATTCCTGGTTGTGTAGGAGAACACAGTAAAATTATTGATTATACTAAAAGAAATTGTGATGTTATTTCTATAACACAAGATAATATTATATCTAAAAATCCTAGTATAAGAAAAGATATTGATACATGTTTATATAATACTATAAACAAATCTTTTAATGAATATCTTTTAAATTTTCCTGCAGGATGTTTAAATATATCTGCTGATACAGGATATACTTTATTGAGATATAAAAAAGATCAATACATCACTCAACATGTGGATGCTTCAACTGATATATCACGAATTATATCTTGTTCTATAGGTATCAATTCAGGATATACTGGAGGGGAATTTTCATTTTTTGATAGGCAGTTAAAATTCCCGCTTGATAAAGGTGATATATTATTTTTTCCTTCAAATTTTTTATACCCCCATGAAGTATTACCAGTTACCTCTGGTGTGAGATACTCCATTCTAACGTGGTTATTTTAATTTGTAACAGATGTTACAAAACTGCTTGACTATATAACATACAAGATCTATAATGATCTTACGTTCATCTGGAAACAGACGGAAGTAAGCCGACTCGGAACGGATCGTTCATCTATGGAAATCATTCTCTGGACTTGCGT